GTGTAGATACCATTAGCAAAAGCACCTTGACCAGCAGTTGGTTGAGAAGTTGGTTCGTAAGTTGCGTTTTGACCAGTTGGATTTGCAGGATTCTGACCATTATAAAGGCACTTGAATACCTGATACTGAGAGTTCATTACATAGAACTTAGAACCAGATAGTGAAGTAGCGCCTAGTGCAGTCTGTACGCCAATAGCACCACCGCCACCAGGAGTAGCAGAGTAGTTTGGACGATACATGTCAAACTTTGGATTCAGTGCAGTGTTCCAGTTGTAGCGGGGAACAACGGCACGAGCAAAAGGTGAAGTGATTCTCTTGGCAGCGATTAACTCTTCGTAGATTGCTCTTTTTTCAAGTCTGTTGTCTAGTGGTGCTGGGGGAGCATCTTCAGTACCATATCTGTAAACACCTGACTTAGCAGTTGCACTTGAGGTGCCACCAGTAAGTGTTGTACCAAATGCTGGTGTTGTTGTAGGTGTTGGAAGGATGGTGTTCAGTAGAAGACTGTTAGGATAAACAGCAGCAACAACGCCACTCCATCCACCTCCACTAACAGTTTCTCCTACTTGGAAAGTTCCGCTTACATTGAAGATCTCAATGTATGCATCCCATCTAGAAGATCTACCAACAAAGAAGTACATTCTTGTACGACCTGCGTCAGCGTCATTAGAACCTTCGCTTAGGGATTCTAGAAACTGTTTCGCGTTAAAAATTCTAAACTTTTCTGAAATAATAGCTGCCATTGCACTAGTGCCTGTGTAATAAGACTGAATCCGAGTTATTTATATTTATTTATAGGGCGTTTCTTAAGTACTCTCCTGTGAGATGCTCCTCTATAGGTGTTCCGTTCACACCTCTTGTACAATCTAAGAAACGATCTGTCAACTTACTAGTGTAAGAAATCTGCTCTCTACCTAGTAAAATGGTTCCAGAAGCAGGGAACCTAGATGTATCACCGTTTACATATACAACTGCTCCAGTTGCAACATAACCACCACCACCCTCTGCGGGAAGATCTGATACGTCAAGTCTTTGCATATAGTAATTGATCGTTGGATACGCTAGATTAAAGCGCAATGCCGACGACGTTTCACCATCTGCAGTAATCTCATATGGTTCTAAATCTTCCAAAGTCACTTTAGATACTGAGATACCATTGTCGGATACAAGGTTACCAGTATCTATAAACGTAGTGCTTTGCCATTGTTCAAAAGTATTAAACAATGTTAGGTTTTGAAGGTTGGAATTTGTAGCAAATCCTACTTCGTGGAAGAACGTTCTTGCAAGAACTGTGGTGAGAACAGGTTGAGACTCAATAGATCTATCAAGTTCAACAATCTTATTGACATAAGATGTTGGTTGATTTCCTGGAGTAGGAGCAGATCCAATTGATGTAGGACCAAATCGTACAACTTCCAAATCTCTTGTGAGAAGTGGAGACAAGTCAACTGCTTTTTGAACAATAAGATTGACATCATATCCACCATCACGAGCGGAAGCATCAAATGTGCTGAGAGACTCAAGACCAGTGAGAAATTCAAATGTTACAGTAGCAGCAACTGGTGATTGTTGCTGAATCTGCGATCCAATAACAAGAGTATGGAAAGTATCAACCTTTCTTCCCTTTTGTTTGATAATGTCATATTGTCTTGCAGTTACAACCTTAGGTGCCTCTGTATATCCAGAACCTGGGTTTGTAATTACAATATCAATAATTTGTCCCTTAGAAACAACTACCTCTGCTCTAGCACCACCACCCTGTTGATTTTGGGGGATAAAATGTAGAACTGGTGGAGTTTGATATCCATATGCAGTTGTAGGTTGAATAATACCTTCATCAAATAGAAGTTGTAGATCTTTTTTATTCCAAGTAATAGATGTTACAGATCCATTCGTAATTTCACAAGTAACACTAAGACCTACACCTTCTGTTTCGCCATCATAGTTTGTTGTGGTAACAGATCCGAAGAAACTATTTGATACGTTAAATCCTGCATTATAGTTTTTAGGATTTACATACCTTGGTAGTTTATTAATGGTTCTATATGATTTCTCACCATCAATTCTAATGATATCGCCAGCATTTAGATTAGCAAGCAATCTCTTTCTTTCATAGAAAGACTTATCAGCATTCTCAGATCCATATAACCAATCTGCAGAATTTCTCTGCATTTGATAATCATTATCTCCGTCTCTAACTACAGCAACAGTGTTTGTTGTTCCAGTTAGTTCGTACTCATCACTAAAATCTGAGTCTCCAGCAAAGAAAATATTACTACTATCAACGTCTGGGTTATTACCAGCAAGAGTAATAATTAAGGATTGAGAAGTATCAGTATATGTTTTTAGATTACCAATAAATTTCTTGACACCACCAACTTTCTGGTATGCAACTCTAAACTTATCAAATGAGTTGTTGTACCAAGATTTCCACCCTAAGAATGAATTTGCAGATCCTGCATCACATGTTAGAGTAATTTCATTGTAATAAGTATCGCGCTGGAAATCAAAGAGTGTGACAGTTTGCTCAGTGTCTCTACCATAGAGAAGTACAATCTCTACATTGTTATCTCTAAAGATTTTTCTTGTGAATGTAATCGCTGGTCCGTTAATGGTATACGAATCAGTTTCTCTTTGGAGAACGCCATCAATGAATACATATGCAAAACGAGGATCATCAACAGTTTGAACTGTTTTATCTTCGGTATTGAGAATAATGAATGGTCCAGCAGAACCAGTAAGAATACCAGACTTATCAATCTCACAACGGAAATACTTACCAACGTTATGGGCAAAGAATTTCTCTACTGCTAATGGTTCTTGTACGGTCTTGGTATTTTCTTTCTGACCCCAAATTGGTGGTGTAGCAAAAACAACTTTGTTTGGTACAGATGTTCTATCAATAGTATATGCAGTTTCGTGTTGTAGTACACCACTCAATGCAATGAAGAGATCTTCTCTTGGTTGTGTATTGACAGCAGTACCATCTTCATAGTATAATTCAAAGATAGTGTTTTCACCATCAATATAATCTGGTTTAGACACAGCAGCGGTTCCAGAACCAGTAACTAAAGTAGTACGGACGTTCTCATAGAGAGAATCAAGAGCAGAAGCAACTTCCTCACATTCTTTCAGAATGCCATTTACTAACTGAACGTCTGGTAAAATATTAATATTGGAGTAAGTTTTTAATGTAGTCCAGTTACCAGTAGAGTTTTCATTTTGTGGAATAACTTCAATTCTATCTGGACCACCCTCTAGAGTGTCTTCTACAATTTGTGTGTATGTTGTGATGGCACTCTTCACTTCAGCACAATATGGTGATGTTGTATCAACACGTACTAATGAGTCTGTATATGGAGCAATAATAGTTGTTCCCGAAATTTGATTGAGCATTGCTGCAATCATCAAATCTCTTGCTTGATTGTAAGCGTAAATTGTTTCTCTCAACTCACCTTTAACATGGTTGAGATCGCCTTTGTAGAAATATGCATTTGCAAAGTCAATGACTTTTTCGTTGCCACCATAACGTAGACAATAAACAACAGCATCAACAAACAATCCAGTATCTCTAAAGCAGAAGTCTTCTGCCTCAACCCATTCCTTAATTCCTGTATTTACAGTAATAGATGGTTTTTGATTATTTGTGATTGCATCAATAGTAATGCCGAATAGTGTAGTTACCGCAGAATTTACATTCGTGCATTCGGGAACAAGAATGATATTTGCATCTGTATATGTTCCTCTATTATTCAGTGCTTCAATACACAACTCTCTCGCATATTCAAATGCATAAACAGACTGAGTTCTCTCACCGTCTAGAGCATCGTGATTGTCAAAGTATTGGTTTGTAGCTTCAATAATTGCTGAGTTTCCTCCACGTGCGGTATCTTCAGCAACAGCAGCGACAATGATCTTAAGATCTCTAGCACACTTGTCTGTTGCGTATTGAGCACCAAAGGTTGACTCAAGTTCGGTAATTGTTTGTGATACGATATCTTGTAAGTTCTCATAAATCAGTCTTCTAGCATCTTTAAATCTATATGCTACTTCTGGTACTCTTGGATATGTAAAGTTTGGATATTGATCATAAATTCTGTGTGATGCCTCACGTTGAATATTAATCTTATTCTTTTCAATTAAAGTAGATGCATCAAAGAATGTACCCGTGTTTAAACCACTCCAGATGAATGTCATCTGCGCGTTATCTGATGGCAATACACCAGTTGCTGGAGTTACTGCATATGTTACTCCTGGTGAAACTTGTAAGAATACTCCAGGTGCAATTTGAATAATAGAATTTGTAGTCTGAGTATTAGAGGTTACCTGTTCATTAGTTAGAATTGTATTCGTAGAAGCATTGGATAGAGGTAAAGAGTTGTTGCTTACAGTAATTCTTCTACTATCAAGAATTTCTGTAACTCGTGTTCCTTCTGGGAATGCTCTGCCAGCACTAACCTTCATACCAATAGCAATGTTGCTGGTATCACTAGTTTCTACAGTGTTTGTACCAGCAGTCCAAGATGCTTGACGATCAACATAATCCCAGTTCCTCATTGCAAGTTTGCAAAGGCGAACTGCATAACTAAATGCTTCAATAGTCGCGCTAATCTCTCCAGAGATGTAGTCTAGAGTACCATCTCTAAAATAAGACTCAGCAGCGGCAACAGTCTTTTCATTGCCACCAAATCTTAAGTCATGTTCTAATGCGTCTACAATAAGACCAATATCGCGATAACACTTGCTTTCTAGAGTTCCCCAAGTAAATGATGGATACTCTGATTTAATATATCCTAGAGTCTCAGACTGAATAAATGCTCTGTTCTGATTCAGTTGATTAGCAGCATCAATCCATGTTCCACTTCTTTGGAAAATGTTTCTAATTTTCTTTAGATATTGGTTGTTAAGAGTGTCCGTTTTGAACTCAAATAATCTTCCGTAGAATCTAACACCAGGAGCAATCTGACCATCTTTTACAGAAGAACCTAGTGGCGGTTCTGCAAATGTAATTCTACTATCAGATACTGTATATGCAATACGAGGTTCTTGGAAAATACCATCCAATGTAATTGTTAATGATTGCTCATTGTATGGCACAACTGCGTTACCATTAGAATCAACTAGGTTAAATGTTGTTGTTCCTTCTAGATTTCCTTTATCTGTAAACGCACCGTCAAATGCAGCATTTAAGAAAACTTCTTTTGCTCTAATTTCGCTGGTATTAAATGTATCTAATGATACAGATCCAACACCTCTTTCTACTTCAACACTCTTGACAAGTGCGATGCTTTGTGTTACTTTCTTCTTAGTACTAATTACTTTGACAGTGTTAACATTAGGATCCCACAACTGAACAATACTCATTGTTTTAGTTGTGCTGTCTGGACTCATCTTAACATGAGAAGATGACTCTACCAGAACCTCACCAAATACCTGGAATCCCGCTGGGTGACTGGTTTTTTTAATCAGTGCTCTCCAAGTATCAATTGGAGTTTTTGACTTAACAAGATATGAATAATCCTGATAGTAGAAAGAATCTGTAATTCTTTGATTAGAATCACTTAGTTTTCCTAAATCAGATCTGAAATAACCCTGATTATCATAGTACGATCTAATATCAGAATTAAATTCTGTATAGTTTACAGATACAAGATTTGCTGTTTTGTTTCTAGCAAGTCCAATAACATTTTGATTTTTTCTAAAAATACCTTTTACTCTATCAACAATTAATAGATTAGATCCCTGTCTCCAAGAAGAAACTCTAGCACGAGCAATTTCAGTTGATCCAGATCTCTGTACAATAGTTTCTCCAACTGCAAAAGCATCTGTCTCAAAATCCGATACAGTTAAGACATAGTTAGATCTAAAGTTAGACGATAAGGTATTATCGTTATGGAATGATCCTCCGTTATTAATTACTTGGACACTGGTAGGAACACCGATCTCAATAGTATTGATATAACAATCTAAATCAGATTCGTATACTGTAATAGTAGGTGGTGTAGTATATCCCGATCCAGCATCGTCAATTACGATACCTGTAATTTTACCTCCATCAACAACAGGAGATAGTTTTGCATTCCCTTCTACTAATACAATTGGTTTTGAGTAATTAGATCCAGATCCATCTACAGATACACCAATAATTCTTCCAGAATCTACAGTGCATGAAACTTTTGCCAAGTAAGATGATGTTGGAACAATTCCTGTCACCAAAGGAATTTTGATATAGTCTCTACCAATATTTGTAATCTTAACAGAATTAATTTCTCCGATTGAGAAAATAGACTTAGAAGTATAAGTCATAGCACCACTGCCATCATGTGGAGCAGCGATACCAGTTTCATACATGACTCTATTGCTCGTAACATATAGAGCAGTCTTTTCTCCCTGAAGAGGATCTTCAATTACATTAACATAAGATCCTTCTGGATTGACATTTCCATTTCTATCAAAGTAGAAATATTTGGTAAATGGTACTTCTGTTTTCTCTGTATATTGATTTGTGGAAATTCTAGGTCCAAAACCAATTTTTAAATCTACGATATTTGTAGATGTTGATTTTTCTAAAGTTAGAACATTTAAATTGATACTAGGAGAGAAATCAAAATTAACTGCACTCATTGATGAGTGTGACGTATCAAAACTATACTTGTAATGTTTTTTGATATCTAGAATTTTATTTCTCTCAAATGTTGTGTTGTCAGAAGAAAATTCAAAATAAAGATCTGGTTCAGTAATACTTTCAACTTCTACTAATCTTTGATCTGTACTTTGATCAAAGAAGACTGATCCTAATCCAAGTTTTGTAATTGATGATAAAGTTTCGGAATAATCAAATACGAATACTGCTTTTTGTGTTGCTGGATCATACGAGAAAACATATGGATCTTTAGTAGTAGATCCAATCTGGTATCCTACACTTAAGTTATAACCAGGATCGTAGATAGAGACAACTGCTCCATCAAAATGATCAACTGCAGTAGTTCCTTTTTGTGCTCTTTCTATTGTTAGAGCGTTATTAGTTCTATTAACAACTTTAACAATTTCATTATTTACTTGTAAGAAATCACCAGTAGTAATACCAATTCCACTATCAACATTTAATACGGCATTTTGAATTGCAAGACCAGCATGGTCAACACTTAGTTGAAGTTTTGGTGAAGATGTATTTGTTTTAGATAATGCAGTATCTCCAACTGTCAAAATATCAAACTTAGAATATCCCGATCCTTTGTCAGTGATGGTAACACTATTGACAGATCCTGTGGATGATACCACAATAGTTGCTTCTGCACCAGTTCCAGATCCACCAGACAATGCAATTCCAGTATAAGTGTTTGGTGTGTAATCATTACCACCGTTTAGAATTGCAATTCTACCAACACCAGTATCCCTGAGAACCCTGTCTACACCTGGGTTTTTAAAGACAACTTCTTGATAAATTCTACTTCTTACATAATAAGTTGTTGTAGTGGTAGAATCATCTGGATTAATATCTACATTAATTTTTTCATTAACTGCAACTCCATGAGCATCAGAAGTTGTCAGCAATGCTACATTGTCAGTAATTTTAAAGATTGGTAGATCTTTACTTAATGGAGTAAGAGATACAATTACAGAACCAGTAGTATTGATTAGATCAGAACTAGTTAAGAATAATGTGTCATCTGCAACAAATGTTCCTGTAAGAACTTTTACCTTAACAGTATTCTGGTCTGTGGTGGTTTCTAATACCTCTCCAGTTGCAACAGGTGCAGCAACACCATCTGATAGAGATAATGTAGCACCTTTTGTGTATGAAGAGTTTTTGTCTAAGATTAGTGATAATACCAGTGTTGTAGAAGAGAATACATCACCTGAACTGAAAGACCCAGTAATGCTTCTTAGAGCAAGTTTGTTTGAGGTAAATACGTTTCCTACAATTTCACCAGTAGCACCAGTTCCTGCCTGGATGATAGTATCTCCATCAAACAAGTATGCATCTCTTACAAGTTCAATGTAAAGGCATTTATTATCTTGAGACTCAATAGCAGATACTTGGCGTCCTTTTACAGAATCTACTTCACCAGCACATCCAGATCCTTCTGTCTGTTTATCGTCTACAATAATAGAAGAACCAACTGAGAAACTTGAAACACTTCTTGAAATACTTGCAGAAGATACACTTCCTCGTTTTACTTCATTAATTCTAGCAAGAGCAAGGTCTCCATTATTGTCAATATCACTTGTTCTCAATCTTCTTGATTTTACTGGAATTTCATCTTGTGAAATTTGTGAATTATAATTTGAGTCAACAGGTAAAGAGTAATAGTTAACACCTAGAATATATGGAAAAACAGGAGTATCAGATCCATCAACTGTGATGAAATATGCATATGTTCCTTGTGGGAATTCTGGAGTTACACAGAACCTTCCATTGTTTTGATCTAGAGTTCCAGATTCATCAACATAAGTGTAATCATCAATAAATGTTCCAATTGGATATGTTGCAGTTGTTGGACCAGAAGTACGACTAGTATTTCTGTAGTAACTGCTAGTCATTCTTACTACAGCACTCTGTGCATTTACAGCATCCGAAAAACCATAAGGACCATAAATGGGATTGCCATCATAAGCAAATCCAAGAATAGGAGAGTGAGTAGATCCATTGTCATTTGCTCTCAACGTGGACGGTGATGCATAGTAAGCGTATCCATTACCACGAGATTCTACAAAGTTTTTAAAGAAGTATCCATTCTCCGAATCAAGACTTGATAGATTCTTGTAGTAACGATCTTTACGCCATTCTCTAATTTTTGCTGTACCTGTTGCTCCAGAACCTACTGCAATAATTTGAACAGAAACATTTTCTTGTGTATAAAGATTTCCACCATTAACTTTAACAAATCCTGTGATCTGTCCAGCAGAGTCAATAGTTGCAGTATAATCAGCAAATCTTCCTTTTCCTGCATTATCAGAAATTAATACTTCTGGTGGAGATGAATAATACTCTCCAGCATTATCAATTACAATGCTAGTGATTTCTCCATTAGTAACAACAGCAGTTGCTTGTGCATATCTACCAGAAACAATTTCAACAGTTGGAGTTGCATTATAATTTCCTGGAGTATCTACAACTACAGATTCAACAACCTGACCTGCTAGTTTTGTTCTTGCTAAATTTGCTACACCATTGACAAGAACAAATGGTTCTTTTTGATATCCTGTTCCTCTAGCAGATACAGAGATACTTTGTAGAGGTCCATTAAGAACAACATCCTCATCTTTGTAACTTAGAAAAGGAATACCATTTGTAGCAACACCAACGTCTCTATATTTGGTCTCATATACCTCGGTTGTTGCAATCGGGTTCTTACGAATAATTTTTAGTAACTTTTGATCTTGCAGATCTGTTGGGATAGTTACACCTGCTTTTGCAATATCATGAGAAGGGAATCCAGAGGAAGCAATGTAATATCCTTCGCCATCCTCAAAAATTGCAGATACGTTAGAATTTAAATGGGAGATCTGACTAGTTACAGATGCATTAGTAGATGAACCAGGAGTAGAACTTGTAGTGATCCATCTCAAGTTATTTTGAGCATCAAAGATTTTTACATCATCAGTAAGAAATCCAGATTCTGAAATTTCTACAAGATCACCAGAAGATGCATGTGGATACTCTGTACTATTGTTTACATTATAGAGTATGCCAAAAATTAGTAGATCTACACCATTACCAGAAACATTTGCCCCATATGTTACAGCAGTTCCTACTGGGTAAGCACTAGTGCCAGGTCTATGCTTAATTACAAACTGATTGACGTTCTTTTCTTCAAACGTAATGGTTTCATCATCAATCTTAAATTCTCCAGTCTTTCCCCATCCAAGAGTTGAGAACACATCAACTCTATCGCCATTAGATGTAGATGCTGTAACTTCTTTCGTTAACTTAGTTCTGGCAGCAATAGAAAAGTTGCCATTTACGCTTTGTTCTGATAAAATGACCTCATAAAGATCTTCACCGTCATATTTTCCAGAAAACCTTACATTATCTACAACTGCTGACGCATAACCTTCGTCAGTGTCTTGTGTAATTGTCTTGCCAATAAGGTCAGTTGGATTTCCTGCAACGATCTTTGCTTTTAGGGCATATACTTGAATCCAAGTAGACTCAGAACCTTTTAGTGTGGAATCTCTAGGATATGTAATTTCTGGTTCTGGATCATCCTTAATCAAACATTTGAAAAGGAATTTAACAGACTTGTCAGTTCCTTTTGATTGATAGAACGACGCAATATTTTTAATTAGAGTTCTTTTATCAACTCCCTCTTTTAAGTATGCTTCTGGAAAGTCTGCAAGATATTGACTTTCAAAACTTTTTACTAGAGCATATAAAAATAGATTACTGATATTCTGTACAGTAGATCCATTTAGGTGAGTTGCTGCTTGTGTAGTAACAAATGTGCTTTCTGCATACAAATCTCCTAGAGTAGTGTTACCACTAACACCACGACTTACTTCTAGAAATTGAGTGTCTGTTCTTTCTGCATAATAACAGATCTCATCATCAATTTTAATATATCCGCCATTCTTTGGAAATGATGTAGCGTCGTCAACTGTAATCGTAGAGTCTGACGCACCAAGACTACCTGTTAGTTTAGATGACTGCTTAAGAATATTTTTCTCATAAAAGTCAATATCACGATATGTCTCAATATTCGTGATGATATCAAGTGGTTGACCTTGTAATTCTAATTGCTCATAATACTTTTTTACGAACTTTGAAAAAAGTTCGTACTCTTCATTGATGAAGTCTGGTAACTGAGACTCAACTAGATATGAGATTTTATTAGCAGTTTTCAACATCTACTACTACTCTTTGTATGCTACAAATGAACTCTTTGAGATATCTACGTCTAGGTATACCTCACGCTTAACCTCAATATCTTTATTAGCAGGTTTGACTCTCAGTTCAATACGATTGTCTGAGAAAGAACCTTTTAAGATAGTGAAATCATATAGTTTGATTTCGCCATTTACATAATCAATATCACCAACAGAATCGTTAAGGAGAATTTTTTCTCCAGTTAAAGAATCTAGTCTATATAGGACTATTTTGCCATTCCTATCCTCAAGATATGACGTGTAAGTCGGATGCTCAAACACTGTCATACCAGTAGAAGAGACTACAGGATCGTCACAGTCTTTTAAGAATTCATTTTGATAACAGATCTCATAATATGAAGAGGAGTTAATCTGTGCGTAAAAATCTTTCCTTAGAGTTATATCAGTATCATTAGAGTTAATAGCGCGATTAGAATTATCAATGACACCGATGAACTTGCTATACCTGAATTTCCCATTGAACTTCTCCGTTTGAGAGGTCTTTAGATATTCTTGAATTGCAGTTGACACCTCTGCAGCAACCTGTGCTGGCAACAGATTAGTCTTAGTACCATCAAAATAAATTTTGCTGGTCATCTCCACATAGAGAATAGATGGATCAACAAATTCAGGTCTAATAGATGCAACTGTATATTTTTTAAGTTCTTCTGTTAGACTATTCTTAGTGAATGATGATAGCGTATTTGCTTCTGTTGGTTTAATTGCAATAAAGACTTTTCCATATGCAGGAGGAACCTGATCTTCTCCACCAAAAACAATAATGTCACTAATTGATGGATAGAGGTTCCTTACAATTGCTTTGAAATCATTTGCAGTAACCGCTCTGTTTTGAGATGCATAGAACTTAGGAGCATTGTACTTAATCTTAGCAATACTCTCAATCTCAGCACCACCAGATGATTTTGCTACAGTTGTAATATTTTGTGGAGTAAATGAGATTGTCAATGGTGTCTCATTCTCATCTTGGAGTCTTCCATTAAATGTAAATGACTTTGCACCATTTGAATCAGCACCTCTGGTACTGATATAAGTCATTTCAACTACTTGACCATCTTCTAGTTTCTTTCCAAGAACACCGTCTCCAAAGAAAATCTCATAATTCTCATCTTCAGTCTCATTTATAAAGTAAATCTTATCTTCAGCACCAATATCTAAAATACTGGATGACTTTTTATATTCAGTGAATACACTAGACGTATTAGACTCAAAAACACGAATAATCAATGTGTTTAAATCTACAGAAGCATTTTCAATTTTAAATCTTTGATCTTTTAATGCAGATGATACAGGAGTTCTTGTAGTAACGAGAGAACCCTCATATAATTCTACATCAGTAAACGCTGCAACTCCATTAGCAACTTCTACTTTTCTATCTTCTTTTAAAACATAACGATATAGAATGTTATCATAGTTTGTAACAAATCCCGTTCCCGCCTTAAAGATAACCGATGCAGGAGCAAGACCAGGGAAACTAATATCAAAGTTTACAACTGCCACTGGAGCAGTAACCGACTTTGGAGAATATCCTAACTGTTTTGCCAGAGCAACTACGTTGTCTCTTAACGTAGCACTGTCTAAGAACATCTCGTTCACTACCATGTTGGTATTGAACGCAGTGTAATACGTATTATATGCCAATACATCTAGTAATTGACTTAAAGCGGATGCTTCAAAGTCATAGTCAGTAAAATCTGACTGAGCTCTCATATAATCTTTGAGAGCTTCTTTGATTTCTGTAAAATCTAGATTGTTTAACTGGGTATATGGCATTATCTCGTCCTTGAAAGGAAGAAGTCTACAGTAACTGAGGGAGTATCTATTCCTCGTATGGTGTATGTCATCTCAACATCAAAACCATTATCATCAAAATTTGGAATGACTTTCAAATTTTCAACGAAAATTCTTGGTTCAAACTTGTTCAGTGTTGATTTGATACTACTTCTAACCTGACCCGCCGTAGCAAAATCCAATGGTTCAAACAGGAATGACCTAATGCTTGAACCATAGTTAGGATTGAAAAATCGCTCGCCCTTATTTGTAAGCAGTAAATTAACGACTGCTTGTTTAATCGCAGCATTATCTTTACTGACAACTAAATCATCAGTTACTGGATGTTTCTTAAAGGTGATATTGATATCTCTAAATGAGAGATTGGACGTTGCCATCTAGAGTATACGAAGACACTAGTTATTTAGTCAGTCTGTCCAACGTTCAATAAAATTATCCATGTGCTGCTTACGACGTTTGATCTCTGCCGCCTTCTTAAGATGACGTTCACTATCAACTTCGGTAATCAACGTCATCCCACTCTCAATAAACATATCACCTTTATCTACAGATCCATCAAGGTGCTTAGGATGTGTCATCTTACTCTCCTTCATTACTTATTATCTAGGTCTTTAATCTCATACATGTAATGATCCGACGTTTCCAGTTTACGTTTGTTTTCAACGCTATACACTGTCAGATCAATCTCATAACCAGGGTTCTTCTCAATTCTGTCAAACACCCATGCATTATCGTACCAAATGATACGATTGTTAGGATATGCGTAATAATTACCAGTCTCTACCTTAAACAGGTGAGCACACTTATGCTCAGGTGTCTCAGAGAAGTTTAAGTCTGGGACACCCTTGTTCTCCCATGACCAGTCCAGCGTGAACATATACTCACCTAGGACTTTCTTGTTATCAGGACGAATAAGTTCTGCTTGTAGTCCTGCAAGACGATGACGCCTCTGTACGTCCACATACGGCGAGAAGCAGTCCCAGTACATAATGTCCTCTAGAGGTTCTATCTTAGCATCAGGACGCCAACAGAAGGCATGTAGAGGTCTCCTAGTCCAGTTAACACCATTTTCTAGGAATGCCTCAAACAAAGGCACTCGTTTCTCAATACTGGCAACACTATGAACGTCACACTTTGTTACTTCCC